GAACAGGCCAAAATCACCTCGAACCTCCAGGACCTGGTGATCCTGACGACATCCACCATGCAGAGCCTCGTGGACCATATCAAGGGTGCACGAAGCAATGGTTGAGGAGGACGCATGAGCCAAGCGGACGTAATCAGACAGGGCGACATCAAAAAGCGGCGGCTGGCGCGCTCGATGGCCCAGGCGGAAGCGAAGACGGCGCTGCGGTTTTTGATCAACACGGCCACCGCTGCTTTCGGCAAGCCGGTCGAGGAAATCAATACCGCCGAGCTCACCGCGCATCTGGAACAGCTCGTGGCAAAACAGGAAGAAATCAAACAGCTCGACGCGGAGATCAACGACCTGGAACGGTAGAGGTAAGTTTTCTCTGCGTCCTCTGCGGTGAAATTTAAAGGAGGCATCATGGCAACGGGCACGGTCAAATGGTTCAACGACGCAAAGGGCTTCGGCTTCATCACCGGCGACGACGGCACGGACTGTTTCGTGCACTACAGCAACATCCTGGGCCGCGGCCACCGGACGCTCGCCGACGGCGCGCGGGTTTCCTACGACGTGGCGCAGAAGCCCAAGGGGCCCCAGGCGGAGAACGTGGAAGCCCTCTAAGGGATGCAGGATACAGGATGCACGATTTGGATCATGCATCATGGATCATGAATCATGACCAACCACACCAAAAAGCGCCGGCATTCGAAGTTCTTCTCCTTTCCTCCGGAGATCCAGGAGCAGGTAAAAGCGCTCCTGATCGAACCCACCACGACCTATGACGACGTGGTGCAGTTTCTCAAGAGCAAGGGCTATGACTGGTCGGACTCGGGCGTCGAGCGGTTTTCGAAGTGGTTCTTCAACGAGATCCGCGAGACCGAGATGCTCCGGGACCAGGCGGCGCTCCTCCTGAACGAGCCCGAGCGGGCGTTGGAGCTCGAAAAACTCACGGCCACGATGATCACGAAGCGGCTGGCCATGGCCATGCAGCAGGATGACTTCAGCGTCCTGAAGCACGCCAAGATCATCGACGCCTTTGCCAAGCTGCAGAGGTCGAGCACGCAGCGGGAGCAGTACACGGCGGAGGTCCGGACAAGGGTTGCCAGGGCCGCGGAGAGCGTTGCAAAGATCGCAAAGAGCAAGGGCCTGACCGCCGACACGGTGAGCCAGATCAAGGACAAGATTCTGGGTATCGGAAAATGACCGACGTGATCACGCTGGACAAACTGAAGTCCCAGGCGAACGACGGCGTCCTCCTCGGCTATCAGAGGAGATGGGTCGCAGACCCGGCCGTTGTAAAGGTTTCGGAAAAGTCGCGCCGGATCGGCCTCACCTGGGGGGAAGCCGCGGACGACGTCCTGATCGCCTCCGCCGAGGACGGCATGGACGTGTTCTACGTCGGCTACAACAAGGACATGACGCGGGAGTATATCGACGAGTGCGCGTCCTGGGCCAGGCATTACAACCTCGCCGCCTCGGAGGTCGAGGAGTTCATATTCAAGGACGAGACGCCCGACGGCGACAAGGACATTCATGCCTTCCGCATCGACTTCGCCTCGGGCTTCAAGATACTGGCGCTCTCCTCGCGGCCCTCGAACCTGCGAGGCAAACAGGGCGTGGTGGTGATCGACGAGGCCGCGTTCCACGACGACCTCGACGGCCTCATCAAGGCTGCGATGGCGTTCCTGATGTGGGGCGGCAAGGTGCGGATCATCAGCACGCATTTCGGCGAAGGCAACGCCTTCAACCTTCTGATCAACGAGATCCGCAAGGGCCGCGTGCCGTACAGCCTGCACCGCGTCACCCTCGACGACGCCATTGCCGAAGGGCTGTACAAGCGGATCTGCCTGCGGCTGAAAAAGGACTGGACCGAGCAGGAAGAGGCGGCCTGGCGCGAGCAGATCATCAAGTCCTACAAAGAGCACGCCGACGAGGAGCTCTTCTGCATTCCGTCCAAGGGCAGCGGGATCTATTTCACGAGCGTCCTCGTCGAGAGCTGCATGAAGAAGGACATCCCGGTCCTGCGCTGGCGCTGCCCGGACGGGTTCGACCAGCTCCCGGACGAGGAGCGCAGGAAGACCTGCCAGGACTGGCTCGACCTCGGAGTGGCGCCCCTGCTCATCGGGCTCGACGAGAAACAGTTCCACTGGTTCGGCGAGGACTTCGCCCGGGACGTGGACCTCACGGTCATCCTGCCGCTCGGCAGGAAAAAGGACCTCAGCCTCCGCGCGCCCTTCGTCATCGAGCTGGCGAACGTCCCCTTCCGCCAGCAGGAGCAGATCCTCTTCTTCGTGTGCGACCGGCTCCCGAACTTTCATGGCGGCGCCATGGACGCGCGCGGGAACGGCCAGTACCTCGCGGAAGTGGCGATGCAGCGCTACGGCGCGGACCGGATCCTCCAGGTCATGCTGACCCGCGAGACCTACCGGGACGCGATGCCGAAATATAGAGTCCGGTTCGAGGAGCACACCATCGAGCTGCCAGCGGACGCGGACATCCTGGAAGATCACCGGGCCGTGCGCATGGAGAAGGGCGTGCCGCTCATCTCCGACGTCCGGCGGCCCGGGCAGGAAGGCGGCAAGCGCCACGGCGACGCGGCAGTGGCCGGCATGCTCGGCGTCCACGCCGTCGAGAAGATCGCCTGGGGCCCGGTGGAGTACGAGACCGTCGCCTCCCGCTCCGGCATCGGCATGGAACGCTCTCATCTGGGCGGCCGGAGGGGCGCATGGTAGCGCAAAAAATCAAAGCAAGTTTGACAAAGTCGCATTTTGGCGACAGGACGAATCGAAAATAAGCCCTCCGTTGCAGGAAGCGGCGGGGATGTATTGCACTAGGGGTCGTCATGCGAACGTACCCCGTTTATGAATGCGATGAGGGCTATAGGATGAGACGCGAACAGAGGCACTCAGAATTCGATTTTCGGTTTTATCCGTGTTCATCCGTGTTCATCCGTGGCTAAAGAGGATTTATGGCGCTCGTCGACCAGTACGGAAAGGAAATCAAGAGCGGCAAACCCATCCTGGAGAAGATCGCGGTCCAGACCGTGCGGGACCGCTACAGCTCCTACCCCTCCCAGGGCCTCACGGCCGAGCGGCTCGCCACGATCCTGAAGGAGGCGGACCAGGGCTATGTGTTCCGCCAAGCCGAACTCTTCGAGGAAATGGAGGAGAAGGACGGCCACCTTGCCTCCGAGCTCCAGAAGAGAAAGCTCGCCGTGGCCGGCCTCGAATGGGAAGTGCAGCCTGCGTCGGAATCCGCCGAGGACAAGAAGATCGCCCTGGCCGCGAAGGAGATGCTGGGCTACATCGGCTCCTCGCTCGACGCGGATGAGGACCTGGACGGCTTCGACGGCGCGCTCACGGACATCATGGACGCCGTGGGCAAGGGGTTCTCCTGCGGCGAGATCGTGTGGGACATGTCCGAGGGCCAGGTGTGGGTCGACTCGATCAACTACTGCCACCCCAAGAAGTTCACATTCAACGGCCGCCCCGAAAACCAGACCGGCGTCGTGACCGCGGGCCTCGGCAGGCTCCTCGGCTATCCCCGGCTCATCACCGACGCCGAGCCGGTCTGGGGCGAAGAGCTGCCGCCGAACAAATTCGTCTTCTTCCGGCACAAGGCCCGGTCCGGCGCGACATCGCGCGGCGGGCTCCTGCGGCCCTGCGCCTACCTGTACTTGTTCAAGAACTACGACATCAAGGACTGGCTCGTGTTCAACGAGCTCTTCTCCGTGCCCATGCGCGTGGGCAAGTACAAGCCCGGCGCCACCACGGACGAGATCGAGAAGCTCAAGCAGGCCGTGTTCAACCTGGGCGTGGACGCCGCCGCGGTCGTCTCCGAGTCAACGGTCATCGAGCTCCTGGAGTCCGCCCAGCGGACGCAGAGCTCCGGGTTCAAGGACCTGGCCGAGTTCTGCGAGAAGACCCAGACCAAGGTCATCCTCGGCCACACGGGATCAAGCGAGGGCACACCCGGGAAATTGGGCAGCGAGGATCAGGCAAAGGAATTGCGGCAGGACCTCAAGAAGGCCGACGCCAAGGCGCTCGAGCGCTGCGTGCGGCTCAGGCTCCTCGGCCCCTGGACCATGTTCAACTACGGCCCGGACGCGGCGGTGCCGAACTTCAAGCTCCAGTACGAGCAGGGCGAGGACCTGGAAAAAACCTCCAAGGTCTACGCCGCCCTCGTCCGCGACATGGGCTACGATCAGATCCCCGTCTCGCATGTGCAGGAGAAGTTCAATCTCCCCGCGCCCAAGGAGGGCGAGCCCACGGTGAAGCCGCCGCAGCCGGCAAACCCCTTCGGGAATATGACCGCAGAGGACGCGGAGGGCAACGACAAAAAGGCGATGCAACAGAACAGGCGCTGCGCCTGCGGGCAGATACACAAATCCGCAATCCGCGCCCAGCATCCGGCCCTCGATCTCCAGCTCCACGCCGACCAGGACTGGATCGTCGAGTACCTGCGCCGCATCGAGCCCGCGCTCAAAGGCGCGAAAAAATCCGCCCTGGACGAGATCGGACGCTGGCTCGCGGAGCAGGCCGAGCCGCCCTCCCAGGCGGAGTTCACCGCGAAGATCCAGGAGATACTGGGCGCGGCATACGGGAAGATCGATCAGGCCGCGGTCAGGGACGCCGTCGCCGACATGTACCGCTACTACAAGACGAGCCTGCCTGCGGGCAGCGCCGTCGTCTCCTTCGGCGGGGCCGACGCCCGGTCCGTGGCCTTCCTCGCGGACGTGGACCGGATGTTCTTCTCCAAGTTCGTGAAGAACCCCGAGGCAGAGGCGGCCATCACCGATTTTCTGAACGAACGGTATCTCAAGGGCGGAGAGGGACTCTTCGGCAGGGGAAATCCGGAGACGATCGCCGAGCTCAAGGACCTCCTCTCCCAGAAGATGACCGACGTGTCCGGCAGCCAGGTGAACAGGATCGTGGACACCAGCGTCCAGCGGATCCGCAACTGGGCGCACATCTCCCGTCTCTCCGACGCGGCCGTGCCCGAGGTGGAGGTCTACGAGCCCACGCAGGACTGCCCCTTCTGCGTCGCGGTCCACGGCAAGGTGGTCCGGGTCGAGGCCGCGGCGGCGAAGATGAGCGAGTACCGGGACATGGACCCCGCGGACTACGCGGAGCACCTGAAGCAGAACCCCGCGCTCTCGGAGAACGTGCTCGATTTCGTGGCGCGGGGCGAGCTGCCGCCCTACCATCCCCATTGCCACGGCAGGGTGATCGTGAGGACGAAATAATGGAATTCCGGATATCCATGACGCCGGACATCGAGGACATGGTCAAACGCCTGGGAGAGGACGTGGAGGCCGGGCTCGTTGCCGGCATGACCAGGGCCGTGGGCGCGCTCGAGGCGGAGGTCGTCGGGGAGGCCCCGGTCGTCACCTCGAACCTCGCGAACTCGGTGACGAGCGAGGTCGACCCCGATGGCCGGCGCGGCGAGGTGCGGGTCCAGGCGGGATACGGCATCTACGTCCACGAGGGCACGGGCCTCTACGGCCCGGAGAAGAAGAAGATCACCCCCAGGACCGCGAAGGCGCTCAAAACGCCCTACGGCCCGAGAAAGAGCGTCAAGGGCCAGAAGCCCAACCCCTTTGCCCAGCGCGCCCTGGAAGCGACCGACATCCAGGCAGAGTTTGCGCGGGGCCTGGGGGACTATCTCAAAAGCAAAGGATGGTGATGCTATGCCCTACGACATCAAAAATCCGCCCGACGTGATCCGGATGCTCCCGCCCCATGCGCAGGAGATGTGGATCTCCGCCTTCAACGAGGCATCGAAGGACACCCCCGGCGACGAGGGCAAGTGCGCCGCGATCGCCTGGGCCGCGGTCGAGCGCGAGTACAAGAAGGACGAGCGCGGCAACTGGGAGAAGATGGGCGAGCCGACGATGAACCGCAGCATGTTCTGCCTGCACGACCTGGCGGGCGTAGCGCCCGCCGAGGTGCAGCTCGCCCCCTACGGCACGCACCGGACGCCCAAGTACGGGATACTCCTCGTGGATGACGAATCTCTCGGGTCCGTCATGGCGCACGCCGCAGAGCAGGCGAACGACCGCGTGATCGATTATGAGCACCAGACCTTTGCCGAGCCGCCCGTGATCGCGCCGGCGGCCGGATGGATCAAGAAGCTCGTGAACAGGGGCAAGGACGGCGTCTGGGGGATCGTCGAGTGGACCGAGAAGGCGCGCCAGATGATTGCGAACCGGGAGTACCGCTACCTCTCCCCCGTGACGCTCACGCGCAAATCGGACGGCAAGGTACTGGCCATCCTGGGCGCGGGGCTCACCAATATGCCCAACATCGACGGCATGGTGCCGCTCGTGAACAAAGCCGGACTTCCGGAGGGATCCGGGGGCCGAGCAAACAAGGAGGAACCTATGTGGAAAGAGCTGCTGAAGCTGCTCGGGCTTCCTGAGGACGCGACGGAAGCGGCCGCCATGACGGCGGTCAACAATCTGAGAGGGGGGCTCGCCTCTGCCCAGCGCATCGTGGCCAACAAGGCCGTGCTCGCCGCCCTGGGCGTGGCCGAGGCGGCGGGCGAGGCCGAGGTCGTCGTCACGATCAACAACCTCAAGGCCGGGAACCAGATCGTGGCGAACAAGAACGTGCTCGACGCCCTGGGAGTAAAGCCCGACGCCCCGGAGAGCGAGGTCGTGGGCACCATCATGGCGATGCGCCAGGCCCACGCCAACATCGGCGAGCTGACCTCCCAGGTGAACACGCTCAACTCCGACATCACGAAGCGCAACGCCGACGAGCTCGTCGAGATGGCCATGAAGCAGGGCAAGATCACCCCGGCGCAGAAGGACTGGGCGCTCCAGAGCGCGCGCAAGGACCCCGAGGGCTTTAAGGTATTTCTGAACAAGGCGCCCGTGGTCGTGCGGTTCGACAGGGTCGCGGGCGAGGAAGAGGCCGCGGACCGGCTCGATGAGACTCAGGTCAGCGTCAACCGGCTCCTGGGCGTCACCGACGAGAGCTGGAAGAAGCACCACAAGGTGGCGTAAAAAAACAACCACGGGCGCTTAGCGCTCACGGGCAAAAACAAGGAGGCTCTTCATGAGCAAGACGAAGAAGAAAAGGCTTTTCAGGTTCGGATTGATCGGGCTGGCCGTGCTGGCGTTCGCCTGCCTGGTCATGATGGGATTCATTGACCCGGCGGCCGCGGCGCTCTACGGCGGGCTGCCGCTCATCGGGTTCGCCGGCGCCCTCTCCGCGGACCGCGACACCCCGCAGCGCATCGAGGGCACGCTCAACCTGGGCGTCGCAACCGCGAAGAAGATTTACGCCGGCGCCCTCGTCATGCGGAGCGCCACGGGCTACGCCACTCCCGGCGCCGCGGCCACGGGATGCGTGGGCCTGGGCCGGGCCGCCGAGCAGGTGGACAATACCTCCGGCGCCGACGGCGCGAAGTCCGTCAACATCGACCGCGGCATCTTTCGCTTCGCCAACAGCGCCGCAGGCGACGCCATCGCCGACGCGGACATCGGCAAGGAGTGCTACATCGTCGACGACCAGACCGTGGCCAAGACCGACGGCGGCGGGACGCGCAGCATCGCGGGCAGGATCTTCGACGTGGACTCCTCGGGCGTCTGGGTCGAGTTCGCGATCGTGCCCCGGCCCGCCACGGTGGGCAGCGGCGACATGGACGCGACCCTCATCAAATACGCCACGGTCAACCTCACCAACGCGGAGATCAAGGCCCTGCGCGCCACGCCCAAGGAGCTCGTGGCGGCCCAGGGCGCGAACAAGGTGGTCGAGTTCGTGTCCGCCCTGCTCATGCTCAACGCCGGCACGAACGTCCTGACCGAGTCCGCGGACAACCTGGCCGTGAAGTACGAAAACGGCTCCGGCGCGGCCGTCTCCCAGGCCGTCGAGACGACGGGCTTCATCGACCAGGCCGCGGACACCGTGACCTCGGCGCTCCCGAAGATCGATGCCATCGCGGCCCTGGCCAACGCGGCCAACAAGGCCCTCGTGCTGCACAACACGGGCGACGGCGAGTTCGCCGGCAACGCCGCGAACGACGCGATTCTGGTGGTCAAGGTCGCGTACCGGGTGCACGACCTCTCGTAACGACTGACCCGTAGGGGCGGCCCCGTTGCCGCCCCGAATTTCCGTCCCCAGGAGGACACTAATCATGATCATCAATCAGGCATCACTCACGGCGCTCTACAAGAGCTTCCAGACCATCTTCAACGAGGCCTTTGCCGGGGCCGATACGTTCTGGAGCCGCGTGGCCATGCGCGTCCCTTCCATGACGAAGGAAGAGGTCTACGCCTGGCTCGGCGCGTTCCCGAAGATGCGCGAATGGATCGGCGACCGCGTGATCCAGAACCTCGCGCTCTCGAACTACTCCATCCTGAACAAGGAGTGGGAGCTGACCCTCTCGGCCAAGCGCACCGACATCGAGGACGACACCATCGGCGTCTACAACCCCATGATCGCCCAGATGGGCATGTCCACGGCCCAGCAGCCCGACGAACTCATCGCGGCATTGATCGCCAGCGGGTTTGCCACCGCCTGCTACGACGGCCAGTACTTTTTCGACACCGACCACCCCGCGGGGAGCGGCACGGTCTCGAACTCCGGCGGCGGCGCGGGAACGGCCTGGTATCTCCTCGACGTCAGCAGGCCAGTCAAGCCCTTCATCTTCCAGGAGCGCAAGCCCACGGAGTTCATCGCCCTGGACAACCCATCGGATGCGAACGTGTTCCTGAAGAACCAGTTCGTCTACGGCGCGTACCGCAGGAACAACGCGGGCTTCGGCCTCTGGCAGCTCGCCTACGCGAGCAAGCAGACGCTTGACGCCGACGCCTACGCCGCGGCCCGGGCCGCCATGATGAGCTTCAAGGGCGACTCCGGCAAGCCCCTGGGCGTCCGACCGAACCTGCTCGTCGTGCCGCCCAGCCTCGAGGGCGCGGGACGCGGGATCCTCATGAACGAGCGCGACGCCTCGGGCGCCACGAACAAGTGGCGCAACACGGCGGACCTCCTGGTCACCCCGTGGCTGGCGTAGGGTAGCCGCAGGCTTCAGCCTGCGCAGATAATCGCAGGGCGGCCCTGGATGGGCCGCCCATTTTCGAAAGGAGATCACCATGCCGAAAGTATCCGTCAAAGCAGTCCCCGCAAACGGCTTCTACCGCGCGGGCATGAAGTTCACCCGCGAACCCCGGGTTGTCGATGTCGATGCAAAGATCCTGGCCGTCCTCAAGGCCGAGCCCATGCTCGTGGTCGAGGATGCGGGAAAAGACGACGTTGACAAAAAGAAAAAATAGGAGGCCCCCATGAAACTCAAATCCGTTTTGATTGTCTGTCTTCTGTCCTCTGTCCTCTGTCTTCTGTCTTCCGCGGCCCAGGCCGCCTGCACCCAGGCGATCTCCACCAGCGCCAAGGGCAACTGGCTCAGCGGGCTCTTCCAGAAGGGCGACACCTACAAGATCGCCTTCTACCAGACTGCCGCGACCTGGGACGCCACGACCGCGCAGTACAGTGCCACGAACGAGATCACCGGCACGAACTACTCTGCCGGCGGCTACGCGCTCGATTCCCTCGCCTACGGGACAAGCGGGACGACGTACTGGATGGATTTTGCCGACGAGGTCCAGAACAGCGTGACCTTCGACCAGGCGTCTACCTGCGCCGTCATCTATGACGACACTGCCGCGAACACGTCCTGCACGGGCGCCGGCGCTCCCTGGCCGTGCTGCTCCGGCGCCGGGGCGGGCACCTGCCAGGACGCGGTCCTGGGAGTCTTCACCTTCACGTCCGTCCAGCCCTCGGCCGGGACGCTCACGGTCACCTTCCCGACCGCGGATGCCTCGAATGCCATCATCCGGATCGCCCGGGGCGCACTGGACTGGATATTCCCCGAGGCCTGGGCCGGGGACCGGATAGACGCCTACATCGAGCTTTCCGGCATCGTGCTTGAGGCGAAGCAATAGGCGCACATGACCGCCGATGAAAAGACTCGCCCTCATGCTCTGCCTCGCCCTCGCGCTGCCGGGGGCGGCCGTCGCCGCCCACACCTACGACACGCAGGGGACATCGGCCTCCTACGGCACGGCGGACCCGCACACGATCTCCTACACCTGCGGCGCGGGCACGACGCTCCTGGTGCTCATGGTCGAGCACAACGCGCAGTCGCGCACGGGCGGGACGCCCACCTACAACGGCGTCAACATGACGCAGGTGGGGACGGAGATCCGGAACGCCCAGGAGGTCGGCGTCGAGATGTGGTACATGCTGAACCCGCCCACGGGCTCGGCCTATGACATCGTCGTGCAGAACGATTTGCCCATCGATATGCGGATAACGGCAGCGTCATTCAAGGCGGGGAGCGGCTACGCCTCGGCGCTCTTCGACTACGCCACGGACAACGTGGACAATTAGAACACGTCGCTCACGGTGAGCAGCGTGCCGGCGGGCTCGGTCTGCCTCGACGTCCTGGGCCACGGCTACACGAACCCGCCCACGGCGCGGTCGCACACGCTCATCTACACCCACGACCCCGGCGCCCTGTCATTTGAGACGCAGTACGGGCTGATCGACTCGACCGGAGACGTCACGATGACGCACACGCTCGGCGGCTCCGATGACGTGGCGAACATCATGGCCTGTTTCGAGGAAGTGGCAAGCGGCGCGACCGTGAACCTGTCCGGCCAGGGGACTGCCGCCTCCCCCGGGACGCTCGCCGTCACCGCGGCCACGGACGGCACGGCAACGCTCTCCGGCGGCGCATCTGCGGCGACCGCGGGAAGCATGTCGATCGCCGGCGGCACGGGAGCGACGGCGGCGCTCTCCGGCAGCGGAGCGACGGCGACTGCGGGCGGGCTCACCGTGGCCGGAGGAGCATCGGCGGCCGTGACGCTCTCCGGGAAATCGATGGCCGCCTCCGCTGGGAACCCCGGGGCGCACGATACGCCGATGTTCGCCAGCCTCGATCCCCACGGCAGGGCGACGATCACGACCGTCCAGGTCCCGTCCACCGGCATTGTCTGGAGCAAGCGCGTTCCCGGCGGCTCCTGGGTGCAGATCGCCTCAACGGGGGCGGGCGTGCAGTCGATCGTGGACAAGCGGCCCACGAAGCACTACCAGTGGGTCGCCTACAGCGGCAGCGGCGCGATGGACCTCACCTTCACCGGGACCGAGTTTGCCATATTCACGGCCCCCCGCGCGGACCAGTCAGGATACATCGACACGACGGTCGGGACCTCATCCACGTCAAATTCACTCACCGTCGGGCAAAAGACGTTCACGGTCGCCGCCGGGCTGCCGCTTACCATGGGGCAATCCCTGAAGATCTGCCGTACCGGGTACACGTCGGCGTATTTTTTCCGGGGGACGGTCAACTCCTATTCCGGCACCACTCTGGTCGTCGACGTGACGAGCGTCTTCAGCACGGGGACCTACTCCGCATGGACTATCCAGACCCGGGAGAATTTCAACATCCCCGCCTCGGCGGTTGACCGCATTGATTGGGAGAACACTGTCGGCAAGCTTGTCTACGGCAGGAGCGGTCTCACGAACGAGGCCCACACGATGAACATCTGCCCGGTCGATAACAGCGGCGGGCTGGAGTGGGATGGGGAGTCCTGGAATCCGGTTCCCTTCACCTCGGTCTACAAGGGCTACTGGTACTCCGATTTTTCATCGTCCTGGGGCGAGGAGATCGAATACAAGGCGGTGATCGACGGCGGGACGACCGAGACCGTCACGGTAACCCCGGTGGTCAACCGGGGGCTCGCCATCCAGTCCATCGTAGATCGGCTAATCGCCGGAAACAGCTTCACGAACTACCCGGCGAACATGCAGCAGGTCACGCCCTGGTCGAATTACAACGAGATGATCGGGGTCGTGGCCTATGCCTACTACATGACGCAAGACGCCCGGCTCGTGGGCATCGCCGAGGACATCTACGACGCCTATATCGCCAACAGCAACGGCACGACTGGCATCATCAACGACCAGCCGGACTATCCGAACGGCCACCTGCTGGTGG